AGAACCGAGTCCAGAGCCTAGTCCAGAACCGAGTCCAGAGCCTACTCCAGAACCGAGTCCAGAGCCTACTCCAGAACCGAGTCCAGAGCCAACCCCAGAGCCTACTCCAACCCCTGTCGTGCCCGTTGTACCAGAGCCACAGCCCTCCACACCAGTAACCCCAGAACCAGAACCGTCACTGGAGCCAGAGCCAGAACAAACGCCCACACCACAGCCAGAGGAACCAGTGCAACCAGAAGAGCCAACCACAGAACCTGAAGAACCCGCTGAAGAACCATCTCCCATCGAACCTGAACCAATTGAGCCTCCTATTGTAGAACCTGAAGAAGAGTCTATCACATCTGCGGAAGAATTACCAGAGGAGCTTTCTGCCGAAGATCTAATGCAGGTAGATCTAGACCAGATTGACCCCATAGAGCTCTCAGAGGCTCAGGTAGAGGCTCTTATCGAAGCAGCACTTGAGACCTTTGAAACAGCTGAACAGGGCTCAGAGGAGTATGTACAGGCCCTAGAAGCCCTATTTGTGGCAGCTCAGGCAGACGACATTGTCCTTGACGAAGCCCTTGCAGCCATTCCACTCCTTGGAGATGTGCTTGGCGGAGCTACAGAGCTTGTTAATTTCCTTGGAAATGCGGGGGCAGACATGAGCCCACAAGTTAGAGAAGATTCAGAGAAAATAGTAGTTACTGCAGTTGTTGCAGTGCAAGCAGCACTATCAGCAGTTTCTATAAGCGGTATAGCAACAACAGTTAACATAAGGAACGGAGCATAAGATGAAATTTTTAACAGCATTAGTTAAGGACGTCATAGATCAGGCATGGACATTGCTTGGTATGGTCGTGGCTTGGCTTGTCCTGGAAGGTTCTGCCAAAGAACTTACAGGAAACCTCATACTAATTACCCTATTAGTATGGATTGTAACATTTCCGATTTTTCGTTATGAAAAAGAAGATAATTAATAGATAGGAAACCCCAAAATGGAAGAAGAGTATGGAGTAACTGGTGGCTGGGCCACAGTTAAGAACATCATCTTTAGGATTGTAGCAGTATTTGCAGCATCTGGACTTACCGTCCTAGGTGCTGGTGCGGTTGTAGGCGTAGACCTAATTTCTGCAGTATTGATGGCTGGAATCCTGGGAGTTGCAGCGGTAGTTGAAAAACTAGCTCGTTCATACCTAGATGATGGTAAGCTAACAATGTCTGAAATCAACGATGCTTTTGCTACAGTTGACAAGAAATCGGGCAAGAAATAGGCTAAAAACCCCTTATTGACACCCCTCCTAGGATAGTGTATACTGATACAGTAAAATATTTTAGGAGGGGTTTTATCATGCCGTTTGACCCACGGTCCGTGCCAGATTTTAAGATTCAGGAAATAACTTTAGGACCTGTTGAGGTAGTCTTGGAAAACGATGCCTATGCTTTGTACAACAATGGCATTCAGTGGATGGTCTACTCCCCGCTTACTAATCAAGAGATTAAAGAGCTATATTCTTCGTATGATTTAGCCTACGGGGACGTTTTGTTGACTGGGCTTGGTTTTGGGATCTTGGCTCTATGGCTTTGCAATAAACCAGAAGTTAAGAGTGTAACTGTTGTAGAAAAATTCTCCGAGGTTATAGAAATATTTAAAAAAATAAATGACATTCCAGACAACTTAACAATTATAAATGACGATGCTAGCATGTTCGCTACCGATAAAAAGTATGACGTATTGTTGTTAGATCATTACGAAACTCAAAATTTTGATTGGCGTTTAAGAGATATGCAAAAAGTTTGTGATGCAATAAAGCATGATGTTTTTTGGGCATGGTCTTTAGACGAAGCTTACATGTTTAAAACTTATAAACTAGACAAGTATGCTCTACACTCTGCAATAGAAAACTACCAGCACTTTTTAGATATTGAAAACATGACTTCGGGCTGGAAAGATTTTGTAAAAAAGTATTTTCCTAACGAAAAATCCTTATTGGATATAGATGATCGGCAACTTGAGGATTATATTTACGGACACTATAATAAATCGCTTATAGAGTTTAGGGCAAAAAATAATTCAAGAGGAGAACTATGACTTGTATAGCCGCTCTAAAAGCTAACGGTAAGGTATATATGGCTGGTGATCGTGGAGCATCCACGGAAGACAGCATTATGCATATATCTAAACCTAAGATTAAGATTGTCGGTCCATACCTAATTGGATATGCAGGAACTATGGAGGGCCAAAAGCTCCAGTACAGCTTTGATCCACCAAGACCACACCCAGATGAAGACCTAGATGTCTTTATGCACACAACATTTCTAAAATATCTTAAAGACTTTTATGATGAATGGTGGATTGAAACATCGAAAGATGGAGAGTTAGAAATGTTAGTTTCAATTGGAGATAAGCTATATGAACATAGCTCTTCAGATATGTCCATGAACGAGTTTTCCTCACACTTTTTATCTATTGGGTCTGGTGCACCATTTGCAATGGGTTATCTATCAGCAGTATCTTCTACCAAAACACCTCCAGAAAAAATGGTAGAGGGTGCAGTAAAAGTTGCAATTAAATTCTCGCCAACATGCTCTGGTACAGTTGACATTCTTTCCACTTAGGGGTATAATATTGGGTATGAATAAAAAAACGTTTGACGAATGGCTACAAGAAGGTTTAGACCTTAATTTTTGTGGTCCAGCAATATGCTATCCACACGACGGATTGCCACTGACCCCCGAAGAAGAGCAGGAGTTTGATGAAGGAAGCGATCCTTGCATTCATATTATTAGACTATATGAGGATAAAGAAACAAAGATTGCGGTAGAGGACAACCACTCACCATCTATATGGAGAGCAACCAATGCTGGATTTAATTTAGAAGTAAGGAAAGACTAGAATGGCAAAAACAAAAGGTAGCAGAAACGATAATCGTCCTAACGGCAAAGCCGAAAAGAAACGCCCAATGATTTTTGATGCAATTAAACGTAGGCTAGTAGTTAAAAACTAAATACTGAATTCCTTCTTAGCTCAGCGGCAGAGCAGAGAGCTGTTAACTCTAAGGTCCCTGGTTCGATCCCAGGAGAAGGAGCTATTGGTGTGGTCCATACCACTCCCACGGGTATAGGGATAAAAATGGACAACAGTGACTATTGCATAGTGGTAGTGCGTAACCTTGCCAAGGTTAATGTGTGAGTTCGATTCTCGCTAGTCGCTCTAGATTCTGGTATAATTAGCCAATGGTAAATATTGTAATACCCATGGCAGGAGAGGGCTCTAGATTTAAAGATGTTGGGATAGATACCCCAAAGCCTTTGGTTGAGATTAATGGAAAGACGTTGATTGAGCATTCAGTCAGTACCCTGGGAATTACTGGAAGGTTTATCTTTATAACAAAAAAGTATTCTAACCCACTAGATAATGAAAAGCTCAGTAAAATACTTGACAAAATGGCCCCAAACCACATAGAGATTTGCACAGACAAGCCACAGTATGGAACCTCCTATTCAGCACTACTAGCAAAAGACTATATAGATAATGACGAAGAGCTTATACTAACTAATTCTGATCAACACCTTGTTTGGGATCCTAAAAGTTTCTTGGAAAAATCCAGGGCAGATGGAATAGACGGTAGCATTCTAGTCCACAACTCCTCTAGCCATAAACATAGTTATGCTGTTATTAAAAACAATTTTGTTACTCATCTTGCTGAAAAAAATCCCATTAGCAAGAATGCTTTAGTAGGTCTACATTACTGGAAGCATGGAAAAGATTTTGTAAAATCTGCAGAAGCCTTGGTTCAAGAGTCAGCAAAAGAGAATAAAGAGTCTTATGTCTCTTTAACCTATAACTACTTAATAAATAGTGGCAAAAAGATTATCGCCCATACCATTCCTACAAACGGATACATTTCTTTGGGGACTCCCAGAGACCTAGAAATTTACCAAGCAAAAATTAATGAATATTATTTGGAAAAGCCTAGCACCATATTTTTAGATCTTGATGGAACTATTCTAAGGCATGCCCATCACTATGACGACTCTGAAAGCGTTAGCCCAGAGCTATTAGATGGCGTATTGGATAGACTAAACAAGTGGATTGTTGCTGGGCATAAGATAGTTATAACCACTGCAAGACGTGAACTAAATCGTCATGCAGTTGAAGCTCAGCTTAAGAAGCTTGGTCTTCACTGGGACTATATGGTAATGGATGTGTCCAAGGGAAAAAGATTTTTAGTAAATGATAAGCTGCAAATTTCTGATGAAGATCGTGCTGTTGGGATTAGCGTGATTACTGATTCTAGCTTTGATACAGTAGACTGGGAAGCATACGGACTATGATTGTAAAGAAAATAAAAGATTCTATTGGTGGCTGGTATATTGGTAATTTTGAAAAGGCTGCTTACAGAACAAGCTCTTTCGAAGCCTCCTATAAAGTTCATACAAAGGGAGAGAGATATGGCTGGCATTATCATCAACACTTGGACGAAATCAACCTAGTTGTTTCTGGTAAAATGAGAATACAAGGACAGGAGTTTGGTCCTGGAGACATTTTTATTCTTGAGCCATATGATATTGCAGATCCAGAATTTCTCGAAGACTGTGAAATTATTTGCATTAAGGCACCCAATATAACTAACGATAAGATTGATGTAAAACGATGATCCCAAACCCGATAGATGTGCATTGTGCTGAAATTGGAGTAAAAATAAAGCCTGGATCTTTAAATGTAAATTTTGAAATCCCCAGCTTTATTTGCGAAATACACTCAAGGTCTTTGTATCACAACCTATTCGATGTTTTGGGTCAGTGGCTATATTTAAAAAGCATTCAGAAAGATTTGCAGTTTTTGATTTATACCAACGAAGATACAGAAAATTTTTCCTTTGTAGACTTTTTGGTTAAATACGCTGGTGCAAAAAAAATTAAGTATTCGCAAGGGGATGAGTCAGAAAGCTATTTGGCCAAATGCTTTTTTTCTTTTTTTAGACAAAATGATGTAATTAAAAGCAGCCTTTCAGTTGGATTTTCTGAAAAGTATAAACCCCTGGATACTCTTTCCAATAATCCCAAGTTTGATTTTTATATTATTAGTGCTTTTACAGAGCTTTTGGTACAATTTTTTGACAACTTAAGGGATGAGTTTTGCCCAGAAACACCACACAAAAAAATATTCCTTGCAGACTTTTCAAGAGCTGGCGGAAGGGATGTAGGCTCCGAAGAGTTAAATGAAATTTTTAAATTTTTTTTAGATAATGACTACGAAATAATTCATCAGTCAGATCTGGACTTTGTGGATCAGGTAAAGCTGGTTATGTCTGCTACAGACATAGCCTCCTACACTGGTTCTGCCGCTTCGTTTTCTGTTTGCGTCAAAAACCAGAGCAATTTTATCTTATTAAATCCTTGGAGCGGATATAGATTTCCGTATACCCACATGATTAGGCAAAACTGTAATCTTAGGTCCTATAAAGCCACTGCTGACACCGAATCATTAATAAAGCAGCTACGAAAAGATCAGTTTTGATATAATATAAAAATGATAATTATTTCGCATAGGGGCAATATCGAGGGACCGTCTAATTTAGAGAATAGTCCAGGGCACATCAAAATAGCAATTGCAAAAGGATTTGATGTTGAGGTAGATGTATGGCTTTACTCTGGTGTTCTTTGGTTTGGTCACGATAAGCCAGACTATATTATCCCTTCTGGATTTTTAAAGGCTCATCAGGCAAAGCTCTGGATTCACTGTAAAAATGTCGATGCGGCAGACTATTTGTCTAGAGTTACGGACTACTCCCCAAACTATTTTTCTCATGAATCTGATAGCTTTGTGATTACAAAGTCTGGAAATCTGTGGACAAAGCCAGGACACAAGCTAATGCCTAACAGTGTCTGTGTTTTACCAGAATTGTCTGGACAAATACCCGAAAACTGTCATGCAGTATGTACGGACTACCCCTATAGCTATACTACTGGATAGCATGATATAATGTTATAATGGATCAAGTTAAGGTAGTTAAAAACTTTATTTCAAAAGATGAAATTAATTCTATGATTGAATACATAGATCATCTAGAAACAAAAAATCTTAAAGAATTTGGCATTTACCAAGAGGGCAAAAGGCTTGCTTTGCAGTTTGGAAACGATCTTTATCACAAAACTTTATCTCACTTAACGCTAGACTTAGTTTTTGAAAAAGAAAAACAAATAAGGGAATACTCTCAAAATGCAATCGCTAAAGCAAAAGAGCTTTTTAATTATAGAGAAGACTTATATGTTTGTGCTTTTTGGTTTGCCAAACAATATCCTGGAGCAAAAGTTCCAGAACATGAAGACACTGACGGCGGGAAAAACCTTCATTTTAAATATAGTGCAATCTTATATTTAAATGAATTAGAATCTGGAGGAGAGTTATCATTTTTAGATTTCGGGTATTCTTATAAGCCACAGGCTGGCGACTTAGTGGTATTCCCAACCTTTGGAACTGGCATTCACGCAGTTTTAGAAATTCCAGAGACTAGATACTCGATGCCGTTTTGGATGACCAGTGATAAAACATTTGACCTACTCAAGTAAAACAATATTTGTAATGATCCCAGCATATAAGGATCCAGTTCTTAGAGAAACTTTAGATTCAATATTTCAAAACGCACTATACCCAAATAGGGTCTTTGTTGCTATTGCTGCTCAGTATGATGATAAGATCACAATGCCAAGTCTAGACGGTATTCCAAGCCAGAACATTAGACTGCTAACAATACATCCAAACAATAGGCCAGGAGTTTATAGAGTTAGACATATTCTTAACAAGCTTTATGCTGGAGAAGACTATTACATGTCTATAGACTCACACACCTTTTTTGAGAAAGGTTGGGACGAAGGCTTAATAAAAAAGCTTGAATCGTTTGAAGATAAAAAAACAGTCTTGCAAGCATATGAACCAGACTACGAAGATGGTAGCAACAGATACCTTCATTGTCAGATGTCTGTTAATCTAGACAATAAGGCAAAAATGCCAAGGGTTGTGATGAGAAACTGGTCATACAAAAATCTTTTAGAAAACGATGAGCTGCCTATTCCAGGATATGTACAAGCTGGATTAATTTTTACTAGGGGAACATTCTCTAAAGAAATTAGGTGGGGAGAGCTTTGGCAAGACGATCAAGAAGAGCCATTCCTATCTTTTGAGATGTTTATTCTAGGTTGGACACCAAGATTAATGGTAAAGCAAAAGTTTTTTAGCCACGAACCAGAAAAATATTATAAAGCGGTATACGCTAGTAATCCAAGCACCGATGTTAGAAATTTTCAAGATAATTGGACTATGCAACAAGACAATTTATATGATGTTTGTCCCAAAATATTAAAGGCCATGATCCATAATTCTGGACCATTTAAAGTTGCTAATGCTATTAGATCTCCAAAAGAGTGGTGGCAGTCTGTAGGCCTTGAAAAAGAATACGACAAGTATAAAGATTATTTTTAAATAATCTATTGCCTACTTGCAACCTAACCACTTCCCTGCTATACTAATATAAAGGCTCCATAGCTCAGTTGGTTAGAGCACTACCCTGTCACGGTAGGGGTCGCCAGTTCAAGTCTGGTTGGAGTCGCAACGCCTCTATAGCTCATCTGGTAGAGCGACGCACTTGTAATGCGTAGGTGACGGGTTCAAGTCCTGTTGGAGGCTCAAACCCTGATATAATATAACTAAGTTAAGTTATTAACTTTGTCATAACGTATTATTAAGGAGATTTATGGCTAAAGCACAATACCCGATTGACGGGAAAAAGGGTAAGGCTTGGAAGATTACAAGTCCTTTTGGATGGAGGGTGCATCCCATCGAGAAAATTAAGAAGCATCATAACGGCACGGACCTTTGGGGACCAGACGCAAAGATTTACTGTGAGGCTTGGCACGATGGAACAGTGGTTTATGCTGGTACCTCAAAGCTAAAGAACGCAGACGGATCACTTGGTGGCGTTGGATACTACGTAGACCTTCGCTCTAAGATTAATGGCAAGTGGTATGTAAGTCGTTATGGACACATGGCTGAAGGTTCTCTAAAGGTTAAGACTGGTCAGAAAATTGAGGCTGGAACTATCCTAGGAATTATGGGAAACACTGGAGCTTCAGCAGGTAGACACCTACACTTTGAAATTGTTGAAGGCAAGGTTCATCGCTGGGATCTAAACGGTAAGGGCTTTGTTAGTCCAATTGAGTTTGTTGAGGCTGTTATCGCTTATGAGAAGCTAAGAGATTCTGCACCAACTGCAACTCCAGATGACGGCGTGGTTGACGAGACCCCCCCAAGCTTTGACGTAAGCCACTTGGCTGCAAAAAAGAAACCAACTGGAAAGCTAGTTAACCCAGTTCCAGGTTTTGGTGGCACAGCTAAGAAAAAACCAACAAAATAATTTATAATTAAGTGTCCCTCACATAAGTTTAATATTTATGTGGGGGCATTTTTGTATACTTAAACGAATATATGAAGTATTTTTCATTTATTAATGTTATAATAAAATGTACGCTGAAAAGCGGTAACAATACACATTCCAAATAATTATGGAAAACTTAGGAGATTTAATATGACAACTTGGATTAGGCCAGTAGATGGCGGATCAATTTCAGATGGCTTTGAAGGTCACAAGAACAGAGCAAAGCCAGCCCTAAACCCAGGAATAGACTATGCAGTTGCTACTGGAACACCAGTCAAAGCGGTTGCCGATGCAACTGTAACTGGTATTGTTACAACCTTTACTGGCTCTGGCGGTAGAATGATATTTCTTAGCTTCCCATCTGGTCATAATGCTGACTACCTTCACCTATCTCGCATTGATGTGCAGCCAGGTCAGGCAGTTAAGCAGGGTCAGGTCATTGGCCTAGCGGGTGGCTCAGGTCTAGGTAAGGAAAACGGCTACGGAGCACACCTTCACTTTTCATTCCGAGTCGGCGGCAAACCAACTATGGGTGCTGGAAACATTGACTACGAAGCTTTCCGTGGAGCACCTACAAGTGCTGAACCTGCAAAGCCAAGTGTTGCACCAGCAAAGGCATCTGCGGCAGCTGCTAATGGATCCAGACCTTATCCTGGCAAAGAGCTAAAGCAAGGAGCTCCAGAGGGACCAGACGTTCTTTACTTACAAAACAAACTAGGCGTAAATCCCCCTGGACCATTTGGTCCAAAGACTCACGCTGCCGTTGTTGCTTTCCAAAAGAAACACAAGTTGCTGGCCGACGGTATTGTCGGTCCCCTAACTTGGTCTAAACTAAAATAACCGAGAACGGTACCTGTTAGTTCTGGTAAAACAGAGCAAACTCTATAATAAAATAAGGAGAATAAAATGACATGGTATCCAAAAGTATCAGGCATTAAAGACAACGGATTTGGAGGCAGTCGTAACGGACAGCCAATAAATGGTGTAGTGATTCACCACGTTGCAGGAACTAATGGATTGGGGTATGTTGCGAATGCTAATACTCGCAACTCTCATCCAACTTATCACATTGCAAACAGCGGGGCTGTGACTGGAATTGTTAATCCAGATCGCAGACCATACTCAACAGGCGGAAGCCCTGACCCTAACGCTGTAACATTTGAGATTGATAACTCATCTGCTGGAGGGGATTGGCCAGTTTCCCCTGCTGCATTAGAAGCACTAATTGACGTAATTGTTTATCACGCCAGTCAGTCACCTAGAGCTGGAAAAGGCTTTGCAAAGAACGAACCCTCAGTTAAACAATCAGAGTTCTTCATAGCTTGGCATTCACAATACAAGGCTACTGCTTGCCCTGGACCTTTCATAATGTCCCAACTTGACTACATAGTAGATCAGTGCAACAAAAGGGCTTCAGGTGTTGCACCTGTTGCAGCTCCAGCCCCAGTAGCAGTTCCAACAAAACCAAGACTAACGAGCTCTTTAAAAAGAGGTTCAACTGGTTCAAACGTTAGATACCTTCAGACAGTTCTTGGAATTAAATCTGATGGCCAGTTTGGCCCCATTACTGATAAAACAGTTAGGGCATTCCAGGCAGCACAAGGAATCAAAGTTGACGGAATTGTTGGTCCAATTACTTGGTCAAGGTTGTAAACTTTGTAACTTTGTGCTAAAATGTAATAGATAAATATGCCTATATACGAGTATGAGTGTTCAGATTGCAAGCAACGCTATACGTTTGATCGGGGGATCAATGATAAAGATCCTGGATACAAATGTAAGGTTTGCAGCTTGAACCTCACTCGTGTATACTCATTGGGTGCCGTTACATTTAATGGCAGTGGATTCTATAGAACGGATAAGTAGTGGTAGAAACTAAAGAAAAAGAATGGCTTCTAAACGCTAACGATCGTTGTGATTCTGGTTGTAATGCACAAGCCTATATCTGGGCTAAGGGCTTAGATGGAGATTTGCTATTTTGTGCACATCACTACGAAGAAATTATGGCCAATGCTGTAGGGTATGACAAGATGATGAAATTTGCCATAGAGGTCGTTGACGAGCGTGAAAGACTTATCGAAAATAGATTAAAGGTAGATGATTAAATGTTTGAATACTATGTAAAGCAGGTTATCAACGTAGTAGATGGAGATACCATTGACGTTGTTATTGATTTAGGATTTGATATTAGTTTTACTTCACGTGTTAGGTTGGCTGGTATTGATACTCCAGAAAGTCGTACAAAAGATAAAGTAGAGAAAGCTTTAGGTCTAGAGTCCAAGAAATATTTAGCAGATAGAATTAAAGCTGCAAAGACTGTTGTCATTAAAACCGAAAAGATGGACTCATCTGAAAAGTATGGTCGCATTCTTGGTTGGGTATACCTTGATGGCGAAAGCAATTCAATCAATACTGAAATGATTGAAAAGGGCTATGCTTGGGGATATCTTGGAGATACCAAGGTAAAAGACTTTGATGCACTAGCCAAGGCTAGAACAAAAAGCTCTTAAAATAGTTTTAAATTTGGCAGGGTATTGATCTAAATGATTGCAGAATATTTTATAGGATTTTTAGTAGCAATATTAATGCTAATATTCTTTAGATTGCTTGGTCCAAGAATTATAAAAGGGGACTACGGCACAAAAATAAAATATAGCCAAAGCCATATCCACGATATTATTAGGTACAATCTGCCAGATGAGATGTTTATGCCTATTAAAAAGCCTAGGCAGTCATCCAGTCATGAAAAGAAAGCTAGCCTAAAGGTTGTCTTTATCGATAAAGAGGCTTACTGGATTAAAGAAAATGTTCTGTTTATTGCGGATCACGAGGGTGGCATTGTAAAAGAGGGGACAGCCAGAAGGGTTGACACAATAGGTATGGATAGGGTACAATTGGAGAAGGTAATCTACATCGTAGATATCTTGAATGAAGGAACTCAAAATGATAGTGGCTATACAAGGGACAACGGGGTTTAATCTATACCCCGCTTTTTTGCGAGCCATGGGGGTAGCATTGTACCAGCTACCAGAAGAAGACAAAGAGTTTTACATTTATTCCGCTGGGCCAGCACACATTAATTCTATGTGTATGGAGTTCTCCAACGTTTCTGAAAGAGGGCTAAGAGCACGGGGGATCAAAATAAAAATGATAAAGGTACCGCCTAGTTGGATAAAAGAAAATATAGATAGCGTTAAATATTTTGCATTCTTTAGTGGACCTAAAGAGCCGCAATCACCATTAGTATCTTATGCAGAAAGCAAGGGTGCTAACGTTGGAATCTATCGCTTTT